GCTATTGCTCAGAGTCTTGAACACGTCCCTCACCATCACGTACTCCGACCCGTTAAACACGGGGTGCGACTGACCGAAGACGACCTCTTCCAACAGGTTCACAGGCTTTTCGACAGTGAGTTCTTGACCACTCACCGCGGAGACGGCTGCCGCAAACCCAGCATAAAGCTCGGTCGCGGCAGCCTTCTCCACAAACACCAAACAGTTGTCACCATCCGCTAGAATGTCCCACTTTCCACGGAACCCACCTAGCCGGAGCAATTCCATCGCAGAATATACAGACACAATCATGACAAGCGTGTTGCCAAGACCAGTGTTGAAATCTCCGGAAGCTCTACAGCCGGTGCGCTTATACCTGATCCCGTGGCTGGTTATCCCTTCCAGCTCAAGCTGACAACTGAGCATTTGCCTAAGCTCAGCGTCCCCGTCGTAAGCCGACAAATAGATTGCCTGCTCCATCGCCAACTCCTCCACGTTGACGTGAGCCTCAAAAGCAATCCCGTCGACCTCGAAGACGGTACATTCCGACCCTACTGCCTCCATCTTGTCAGCAATCAGCTTAGCACGCTGTCTGCCGTTCAGACCCTTCCCCACCACCCTGGTCCTACGTATACCCTTACATCTACTTCTAAGTGAACCCCACAAGGCCCACTCGAACGGTTTCAGAAAGGTAGCCAGTCTCAGATTATATCTCGGAGATCGAGCGTTGATCAACCTTGGCTTAGACGGCTTCGTCAAGGGGTTGAACTTTTCCCCTTTGACAAAGGACTTCAGAAACCTATCCGCCTTCCGAAGACAACCATCTTGGATCAACGACTCTCTGGCAGCTTGATAACGCAGTGCCAACCTACCACTGTAGGATTCGACAACCTTCTCCATAGACCACCGTTCAACCCCAAGGGATTTGGCGTAACGAGCCATACGCCGATATTCCCGTTGGGCAATCCTGTTGATAGGATAGGGCGGGGTAGGCCCCATCGTCCGCATCAACAAGGACCGGTGTTCATTATGGATACAGTTGGAATGGATGGCGGGAGCCCAACAACCCAACACTTCTGGCACCCAGCACCAGTACATCCTCCTCCGCGAAGGTTCACAGCTCGAACTGTCCGGTATCTCTGCTGGTAGTATGACCTGGGCACCCGCCCTGACTGGGGTATCACCCCAACCAGTACAGATCCCCAGCCCAGCTCGACCCCGGCAGCCCTAAGCCGCTTTCAACGCGGTGCGGTACTTTGGGATGGTGTTCAGTAAGAAGAACAACACCATGAAGTAAATGCTCCACCATGGCGAAGATAGATAATAGGCCAGGACATACTCAGCCACAAGGCGCCCGAATGAACGAGCCTGCCAAGAGTAGCCGAGCAGCCCAACCAATACCACCACCACCAACAGCGAAACATGACCCCAATAATGGTGCCCTCCGTTCCGTAACACCCCGGTGGACGTCTTGTCGCTCCAACTAACGACCTCGTCACCCCTACTACCCTCCAAAGCACGGAGGCTAACCACCTCTCGGTTATTGGCCATAGAAGCACATATGACCGTACCGTGAATTACCCAACTCAGCTGTTCGGGACTTAAGCCAAATTCCTTGGCCATCTGTGCTGCCCTACTACGCAAAAGAGGGAGAGTGGTGGTGTCCCTCGGCCGGAATGCCATAAAACAAAGCAGTCTAGCTAAGAGACGTAGGGAGACGCGGAGTTTGTCGCGCGCCCCACCGACTTCAACCACGCCTATATAATCCCACTTGGAGTCACCGTCCTCCAAGCCGGGATCATTGTCGGCGTCCTGATGAACCCTGACTCGCCGGATTGCCACCAGCTTTGCCCTGCCCCAGAAGAGGTCCTTGAACCAATCGGTAATATAACGGGCGGAGGACATACCCACCGCACCCATTAATTGCCGACCGTCACGGTGCCTATCGCCAACCAGATACCTCCAAAAGGCATCTGTAGCTCTATTAGCGATCGCTCCTCTAGGTCTGAGCCTGCCCCCTTCCCTGGGAGCGTCCGGTCCCCCTTCATCTATGGGGGGCGGGACTATTTCGACCAGAGGTTCATCCGGTGGCGGCGGCGCCTGGACAATCACCCTGCGAGGCAACCTCACTACGAGTGTTTCTCCCGGAATCTCCTCTGTCTCTAAGGCACGTCCCTTACCCTTACGGTCGGGGAGTACCACGCGCTGTCCGTCGGCGGCTAACCGATCCTCGAGCACGCCACTGGTCACTAGATCCTCAGGCGCGCCAACGCCTATCTCGGACCCCTTAAAAGACTGCGGGGCAACCACCCGTGTCTCCTCTAACTGCTGCCCGGACACCGCCGATGTGCTTGGCACCTCGACTTCAGACTCAGCGCCACTTGGGATGCGGCCGTAGCGTTGGCGGGCCCAAGTCAGCTCTAGCTGCCTGAGTTCCCGCTGCCCCTCCGGAGTTATCCGTACGTGACCCTGCATCTCAATGTCACCGTCAACAGGACGGTCCAAACCTGTCCCTGGACGTTTGCAACAGAGTGCGCGTTTCAATCTTCGCCAAGTTCCTTTACATGTTGACATAAAATTAAAACATTCCGTTATCATGGGACGGCCCCCCTGTGCGCGACAGCGCTTAATAATCCACGGACCAGACAAGCCGTGTTTTCGCCGCAGCTAATCGTTTGTATATAGGACCCCTGCGGGGACCCTAGTAGATGCCTTATAGACATAGCGTTAGCACATACATGATGTTGCCCAGGTCCTTCCTATTCCCTGGGTGCTTAGCCGGGTTTGTGGTGTACATGGGC